CTCACAATTGGTATGTCACGATACACGTATGCGTTCAAACGTGCCAATTTGAAAAGACAACCGTGGTACGGACCTGGAATGACCCCTGTTAAAATCGCCAAACGACTTGCTCTGCTGTGTCAACAATCCACAATTGAAACAGACTACAGCAGATTTGATGGCACCATATCGCAGTTTTTACAAGGCGTGGCTCAACGCGCCTATACTCGATGGTTGGTGCCTAGCGAAGTACCAGTGATGCTCAAGCACTACGAGGAAGTGTTCAGGAAAAATGCAGTGTCACAAAATGGATACCGCTATTCAGCCGGTGTTGGCACACGGTCGGGATCGCCCATCACGACCGATGCCAACACGATGATCAACGCCTTTGTCAATTACTGCGCATATCGCAGTATAGGGCTGGGCCCCCAAGAGGCCTATAAGGCCTTAGGCTTGTACGCGGGAGATGACGGCGTGTCGCGCAACGTCCCCGGGTTCAGCAAGGGGCTGGAAGAGGTGTGCAAGGAGCTGGGACTGTCAGTCAAGGCTCAGGAAAACGCACCCAACACAAGAACGACGATGCTATCGCGCGTATTCCCACGACCCGTGACCTCCCGGACATCATACCAATGCGTCAAGCGCACATTGCCGAAGCTACACCTATCGGCAAATAAAGGAATGTCGAGAGAGCAAGCTGCCTACAACCGGGCGGTCGGTTACTTGACCACTGATGGCTTAACGCCGCTAGTCAGTGACTGGTGCCGCAAGGTTGTTGAGGTGACTGGACTACAGACAAGTAAGGGTATGACGGGTGAAGAGGTCCATAAGATGAGCGAAGCTTGGCCACAAGATGAGAACGACGTGGACATGATTCGCGAGTCAGTGGCAGCCGATTTGGGCATAACCACATCGGAACTCGAAGAGCGGGCGGCGGCCATACGGAACGCGGATAGTCTTGACGACATACCAGTCGTCTGGAACAACACGCGTGAGGTGAAGGTCACCGCGATCGTCGGAGACGAGCTGATGCACAAGCCCGGCCAATCCATAAAGATATGGAACGAAGACAAGCAAACGAAGACGACTACAACAACATCGTCAACGCCATCTACGAGACATGGAGAACGGACCCCCAACAGGCAGAGGGCTTTCTCCGCTGCCTCCTCGAACAAGCAGTCCAATCAGCGTACCAACCTGGAGAAGGTGGGCCCCACCACCCAGAAAACGCCACAACGGACAGCAACCAGCGCCCACAGTCGAAGACCGAGTGAGACAGATGGTCATGGCGCAGATAGAGGCAGAGAACTGGGTTCTCATGCCCCGCTGGGACCTCGAAAGCTTCCTATACAAGTTCGAAGTAGACGGGAACCGCGTAGTGCGCCGACCCAAGGACCACATGATCGTAATGCACGAAGTGCTCGAGTGGACCCGCGAAAGACTGTTGGAAGCACGAATGGAAACGGTAGATAAACCCTGGATGGTTTGATCATCAATGGTTCGGTATAGACCGATCATCGCTGTTTATCAACATCAAACAAACGGC